AAGGGGGGCGCCAGACTCGAGCTGGGCGATGGCACCGCGCAAACGGTACCTGGTAGGGGCGTCGGTGTCGGCGCTTTGGAGCTTCGTGAGAGCCTTACGGATCATCTCACCACGCTCGACGACAGGCGCTACAACGACAGGCGCGACGGACGCAGAGGTCACGGCGCGAGGGGCGACAGGCTGAGCGGCGACGGCGTTGAGTGACTTGGCCATCGCACCCTGCTCGGTGCGTATCGCCTTCATCTCCTCAAGAAGCGCCTCCATACCCTTCATCATCGCGCTCATGCGCTTCTCCATGTCGCCCACGATGCGGTCGGTACCTTCAGCCATCGCTTTCATGGCCTCCTCCATACCGTACATCTTGAGGCCCTTCTCCATGTCCTCCTCGTCCATGTCCTCCTCGTCCATAGACTCCTCGTCCATGTCCTCGTCGTCCATGTCCTCGTCGTCGAACAATGAAGCCTGCTCCTTAGCTGGCTTTGACTTAGGCTCGTCGTCCTTCTTCATCGCCTTCGCGAGCGAGTCAATCGCCTCAGTGAGTGCGTCGACCTCGACCTCGTCGGCGACAGTCTCAACGACCGCCTCCTCGATGAGCGCAGGCGCGCTCTCAATGTGCTCATTGTGCTCGTTCATCACGTGCTCCGTTTGTTGGTGTCTTTGTATTGTCAAGGTTTTTTGCGACGTTCGCAAGTTTTCGCGAGATCATAGACCTTTGAAACGATCGAGTCTAGCTCATCGTCGCTCATCGAAGGGAGCTGTCCCCTTAACACGTCGGCGAGCTGTGCTCGTGTCATCTTGCGTTTCGGCGTGTCCGTTGTCGCGCTGGAGAGGCGTCCCTCAAGGCTCTGTTGCGCGAGCGCGCTCAACGTCGCGTCCGCCTCTGGGATCGTCGCCTCTTGGTAGCCTATGCTCGCCGCGCCGATGGAGCGAGCGATCAGCTCAAGGTTCGTGTGTGGGTTGACTGGCGCTGAGGTAATCGCGACGTTGAGTACACGCGCCTTCAAGACCCTCTTGGGGTTCGTGGGGTCACGTTGGATCACCTGCCCCTCGATGCTGAAGCCGAGCGAGCGAGGCGCTGACGCCTTCTTGAGCGCGAGCGCCGTCTCATAGATACGTCGCCCCAAGTCCTTCGCCAAGTACAACACACCCTCGACGCGAGTGCGCCTCTCGTCCACCGGCTCGATCTTCACAGGGTGACCGAGTACGGCGCTCGGCCCTTGCTCATGCTCGTGATTGAACCAGCCATGTCGCAGGAAGTACGACCAATCGAGACCGTCTTGAGCGATCGACTCGCCCTCAAAGTCGAGGTCGTCCGTCGAGCAGATACCGCCGATCGCGACGCTCTCCGGCTCGTCGTCACCCTCAGCTTTGCTCAAGGTGTCGAGCGACAACGGCACCCACTGAGCGAAGCCTTGAAAGCTCTTTTGTGTCGCCTCCTCGATGTCACCATGCTCAAAGTCGTTGTCTTTAAGCCATTGACGGAAGGCGCTCGGCGTCATCTTGTCGGCCTTCGCTCGCACCGACTGCACCTCAGATGCGCCGTCTTTGATCCCTAAGATCATCGACAAGCCCTCTGGAGCTCCCTTCGGTGTGAAGCGGCGGAACTCATCATACATTGCAGGGTCGGTCTGCCTTGCGGCGTGTTCGTTGGGGAATGGCATCGTTTACTCCGCTCGGCGCAACGCGCCTTCTCTTGTGACTTTGAAGCCTTGTGGCACTGTGATCGTATCACATCGACAGTTAGGGTGCATCGGCCAAACGGTCGCTCGCCACTCTGAGCGATCGCGCCCCACGTTGACGCCGTTTCCTATGAGATCAGCGACCTTGAACACGATCGGCTCAGCGCCATCGGTGAACAGGTCGAGACAGCGTGAGCAAGCGTCGCTCTCTGGTATGCGAGCCACTTGTGCGCCGTCACCATGCGCTCTCAGCGCCGCGTTGATGCGCCCTTCGTTGTGAGCGCCTTGAAGCTCGGTCACGGCGATCCTCTGCCAGTTGTGCGCGTAGTACTGCGAGCGATCCGCCAACGTGGCTGCAAGCGCTCTCGCGTCTCGCGTCGTGGCAAGTGTGCGCGCTGTCTCGTTGCGTATCTCGTCGAGCCTCTGTTGCCGCTGTATTGGATCGACCTCTTGGGCGATGACCTCGCCGGCCCACGCCTCAGCGACCACTTGATCGAGGTCAGCGTTGAGGCGATTGCCCAAGCCGCGACAATACTCGCCGGCACGAGTGAGCGCTCGTACATAGCCGGCAGACTCAGCCGGGCTCATCCACGTCGGCGGCTCAATCGGCATCGGCGCTGTGCGCTCAATCGGTGGCGCTGGAGGGAGCGCCCCACGTCCACCACCTACCGCCTCAAGCTCGTCGCGTCTCGCGCTGCGTAGATCGACGGCGCGCACCTCGACGAGCGGCGCCCAACGCTCGATCCCCCACGTCCTCATCTGTGCTCGCGTCGCATCGTCCGCTGTTCCCATGATGTCCCCTGCAACGAGCAGGAACTCATACATATCAAGGTCGGTTCCGCCTGCTTTGAGGCCCTTCATCGACTCGTCGTCGAGCAAGCCGGCGTCGATCAGCTCCCCTAGTCGCTCTTGTGACAGACCAGCTCGTTGAGCTCCCAAGAACTCGACGAGAAAAGCGTCGTGGTGAAGCTCCGCGAGCCTACGTTGTTCGGCGAGTAGCTCGTCGCGTGTCATCTGACTCGCTCCTCAAGCGCCTCAACGTCGCTCAACAGCGCGTCGAGTCGGCGCTCATAAAGCTCAGTCATCTTTGAGGCGAGCTCCACAACGAGGTCGATCTCGCCGCCCCTGTGTTTCGTGGGGCGCGCCTTCTCTAGCTTGCTTCGCCTGGGGTGATCAGCGCTCAAGAGATCATCGTCTTGGGTGTGCTTTGCGTTCCCACCACCCATCGCGATCTTGAGGAAGGCGTTGACGCGAGCGTACGCCCAGCTCTGCCGGTTCTGTGACGGCCTGTGGCTCACTGAGAACGCGCCAGCGCCTCGACGCCACACCGACTTGAGCGCTCCTAGTGTGACCTTTTGCCACTCGTGCTCAGTCTCGTCGTTGTGCGCCTTTACTTTGTCGCGTAAGGCGTCCTCGATCTCTTTTGTGACCTTGATCGACGCTCCGCTTGTGCGTGAGCGCGCTGAGCCCTTTGGGTTTCGGTCGCTCCCTTTGACGCGCTCGTGAGGCTCCGCCGGTGTGTCGGCGCGCTCTCTCGCTTTGCTCAAGCCTTCGGTGAGCGCAGCTTCCGCCACCAAGCGAGCCGCGCCCTTGATGCGCTCGCTCAGTGACTCGACGCTCTCGGTGGTCAGCTCACTTGGTGACGCCTCAAGGTGTAGCTTCATTGTTTCGCCTCCTCGTCAGCTCGCGCCATCTGAGCGGTGACCTTTTGAGCCCATCGCTCGCCCTCGTCACCGCCCCACAAGAGCCAAGAGATATACGCCGCCGAGGTCTTGTCGCTGTGGTGCTCTTTGTAGGCGCTGTGACGTGCAAAGAACGCTCTCATCCGCTTAACGGTGCGCGGCGACACACGCTCGCCGTTCGCGAGGTCGCTCGCTCGTTGAACACCGCTGCCAATCTTCAGCGCGCCAGCTTGCGACGTGCTCAGACCCCCTCGACCGTGCTCTCGTCTCAGCTCAAGCCCACGACGCGCCGCCTCTTGAACACCCTTCGGTGGCACAAAGTCGATGTGAGCATACTTGGCAAGGAGCGCTTTACACAGCGCCTCAACGATCTCGACGAACATGATCAAAGCTCCACTGAGACGCGCACACGGCGCGCTTTGAAGGTGTCCTCGAAGCCGTCGCCCTCATCCTCTTGCTCCTCCGTTGGCACGAAGCCGTCGCCTTCGTCGTCCGCTATCTCGCTTACGTCGTGCAGGTTTACTTCGCCCTCCGCACCATCCCTACCCATGACCGCTGTGATGTACGTCTGATTGAGGACGATGTCACCGCCCTTCTCAAGTGGCTCCATACCGTTGTTTGCACGTACCTCGTTTATAGTGAGGTAGTGACTCACTTTGTCGACGTCCGCTTTGAGCTTCGTGTTTGCATCTTGGACATTCAGCCCAACGAAACGAAACGACAGCTCTGGGTCGATCGGATGGATGATCCACCGATTGATCCACCCTTGCACCTGCCTCAAGAGGGGGCGCAGACCGCGATCTTTTGACGCAAGGATGCGTTGCTCTGGGCCACCTTGAGACAGCGAGCTTGTCACGCCCTCACTACCGAACACAAAGCCAAGCTCGGCAGGGTCGATCTGATAGATCGCGCAGGCGATCTTTGTTAAGTACCCCATCCATGTTGAGTACCCCATCTCCTCAGCGCTCGACCCCATGTTGACCGAGCTGACCTCCTCGTTCGCCTCTGGATCAAGTTGCAAGATCGGCGTCCTCTTGGCGTTCTGTGCGCCGCTCAACATCGCGTAAAAGTCACGGCGAAACGCCCTAAACATCTGTGGCGACATCTTCGACTTGACGGCGAGGATGCTGTTGACGTGAATACCGTTGACGAAGTTGGCGGCGTTGTACGTCTCGGCGTTGACGAGATAAGTCACAGTCCGCACGAGCTCGGCGAGCTCTGGGTAGCCGTAGCCTCTCGAGTATATCCACGTTCGAGGGCGTCGAACAGCGAACGCGAGCGAGTCAGCGTCCCACTCGGCGACCTTCTTTTGGTTGATGATCTGGATGAACGCCGCCTCATCCCAGTCGCGCCTCCCCTCTTTGCGCGCCGCATCATCGACGCTCGCTCGACGGATCGTCGCCGCGTCCACAGGGACGAAGCCGACGACCTCCCCCTTGCGGTTCCTCATCAGCTCGAACGCCGCTTGATCGTATGTCAGCGAGTCTCTGAGCACCATACGGACAAACGCCTCGAAGTCGTATGCTCCGCCGTACTTGTAGCCTTCCCCACACGTCTCAAGCCAAGCGGTGAGCTCGCCGATGCGCTTCTTCATCGCGTCGTCGATCTCGGCGTCCTTCTTTCGTGGGGAGATCACAAAGCCGGCGTCGTGGGGGCTGTCTTGCGGTGTACAAAACTCCGCGACCTGGTTGATCCTTGTTTGGATGATCGCTGAGATCACCGGCACTTGCGCCATCGACAGCAGAACATCGTAGTCAAGACCGAGCGTCCCCTCGTGCTCCGTCGACCTGTAAGCGTCACCGTATGCTGTCGCGCTGTCCCAGGGGTTGAGATCGTGCGCCGTCGGGAGCGCGCTGTACTCGCCCTTCTGGCCTTTGAGCGCTTTGGAGATGACCTCCTCCGCTTCGGTGGCGAGCTGTGCCATTGTCTCAAAATAATTCGGTGTTGGGTTGTGCGCCTTCATGGTGTCACTCCTCGGCCGTACCAACGAGCGCGGCGTCCTCTAACGTCATAATGTACAAAGGTTTCATAGAGCCCAAGACCGCCATCGTCCATCTTACCCTCAGCGATCAAGCGCTCAATCGTACGATGCACCTCTCTCGGCTCGTGCCCCTTGACCTTGATGTCCGCCGCACACGCGCTCATGTGTTGCGATCTCGGCGCGCCGTTGATGCGCGTGTTATACGCTGGCGATCTGTACCCACTGATCACTCGTATCGGCGCACCAAGCTCCGAACGTAGCACCTCAAGCTGACGCACAAGTCGCTCGACGTTAGGGCGCAGCTCGCTTGGGATAGGCTCGCCGTCCGGTGAGTCAAACTCACGGAGCGCAAAGTTTTCGCTGATCTGTGGCATGATGTGACCTCGTCTGTTTCATCTGTATCTTAGCACGTCTCAACGTAAAACACATTAACGCCGTACTGCTCAAGATACGATACGCCATCCCCTTGATACTCTGCACCGGCGGCGATGTACACGGAGCCGATCCCGGCGTGATGTATGAGGCGCGCACAGCCGAAACATGGTGGCAGCGTCACGACGAGCGCGCACCCTGCGACGCTGATCCCCTTGTGGAGCGCGTTCATCAGCGCGTTCTGCTCGGCGTGGTGACACCCAAGCACACTGTCAGACCCACTCGGCACATCGGCTCTCAAGCACGTCGAGCCGCCACACAACGCGCCCACCGCCCCTCTGGGCGCACCATTGAAGCCCATCGCGAGAGGGTTGTTTCGCTCGTCCACGATCACAGCACCGACAGCTCGACGGCAACAAGGGCTCATCTCGCTGATCAGC